TTTCATACTTCTTCTTTGCAGTAATCATCTTCTTCTTGAAGATAACTCTTTCATTGTACATCTTCTCCATTAGTTCTGGTAAGAACCCACGAACATCTTTTCGATACATCGCACCATTTGCACACACAGCGTTATCCTTATACATTTCAAATGTAAGATCTTCATCAAGAATCTTATCAACTGTAACTGATGGGTGTCTCTGCTCTAATAAAGTTTCTGGTGAAATATTATACTGCATAATCAAATGAGGATACAGACTATTCAAGTCAAAAGATACCACCCAATCATACTTGCCAGGTATCGGTTCTTTTACATAAGCACCTGCATACTTCTCTGCTTTATCAGACCTTTCTTTTGGTGGTATGACAATATTTCTTCTCTTCAAATAATTGTAGATAATTGTGTCCCACATACGCACCTGATAAAACACATCTTCATAGTTAACCTTTGCATCATATGCCATCGTCAAGGCAAGTTCAACCAACTTCATCTTATCCTCAAGACGGTCAACAAGTTCAACGTCAATGATGTTATATTCAACAAACTTCTGCCAACCTTTTGTATAAAAGTCTTTGAATGTATCAAACTCACTGTGATCTAATTTCTTTTGCCCAAGTTCAACACTTGCGATATAATCTAAACGATATGACTCTTGTGCCTTGTAAGTAAACTTCTTATACAGGTCAAGATAATCTAATTGTGATACACCACCAATGTCATATGAGATATGTCTACGACCTGCAATATAAGTTTCACACTCTGTCACCAAACCCCAAGGTGACATTCTCTTCATTAGTTTTCCACCAAGAACTCTTTCAAGTCTACGACAAACATATGGAATATCATACAACTTACTGTTCCAACCTGTAATAACTTCTGGTGTATTATCTTCAATCATCCACCAGTTTATGAATGCATTTAGAAGTTCATACTCTGTATTGAATGACTTATAGGTAACATTCTTCTGCTTATTATTAAAATCACCTAAACCCCAAGTAGTAATTTGTTTAGTTGTATAATCTTGTATTGATATAAGAAGTATTTCTTCTGCAGCAGATTCT